AAAAACATTGGCAGTACCCACGTGCACGGCGGGGTCCTCGTCGGCGGCGCGAATACAGAGGAGCCTGCCTGATGACCGATGCAGCAATGGTAATGACCGAGAACGGCGGCGATCTTGTGCTGGCGGGCTTCGACCTGGCGCGCGACGACGGGCTCGAGACCGCCGTGATCATCAGCCTGTTCACCGATCGTAGGGCAGTTGCTGAGCAGATCCCTGTGGAGCTTTCGCAGAACGACCTGCGTGGTTACTGGGGCGACATCAGTAGCGCCGTGCCGTCAGATCAAACCGGATCGCTCTTGTGGCTACTCGCCCGAGAAAAACAGCTTCCTGCAATCCTTGGTCGAGCCCAGCAGTACTGCCGGGATGCGTTAGCCTGGATGCTTGAGGACTTGGTTGCCACCCGAATCGAGGTAACAGCCGAGTTTGTTGCCCAGGGGTGGATGCTGATCCTCGTCGACATCTATCGGCCGTCCGGGTCACCGGTGCGCTATCGCTTCAATTATGAATGGGCGGCGCAAGCCGCGAAGAGGGCTACCTGATGCCATTTGCTCGACCTACATTGACCGAGCTGATCGACCGGATAATCACCGACATCAGCAGCCGCGTGACTGGCGTCGGCAGCGCCACGCTGCGCCGCTCTCTGCTTGGAATCCTTGGCCAGTCGTCTGCTGGCGCGGTTCACATGCTGTACGGGTACCTGGAATGGGCGGCCAGGCAATCAATCATCGACACCGCCGAGGCGGAGTACCTGGACCGCTGGGCCGCCATTTGGAAAGTACCCCGCAAGACTGCGGCCTTTGCTGTCGGCGGCGTTGCCTTTTCAGGGGCAGCTGGCGCGACGATCCTTGACGGGACGATTGTGCAGCGCCAGGACGGGGTCCAGTACAAGGTACTGGGTGACGCTGTTTTTTCCGGCGGTCCCTTGGTTGTTCCGGCTCAGGCAGTGGATTCCGGTGAATCGGGCAACTTTAATGCGGGCCTGCCGGTGTTCCTGCTGATGCCAATCGCAGGCGTCCAATCGACAGCGACGACTTCCACCAAGTTTGAAGGTGGTGCGGATGTCGAGTCGGATCCGCGACTGCTGGCCAGGCTGCTTGCTCGAATTCAGAAACCCCCACACGGCGGGTCAGCTTCGGACTACGAATTATGGGCGCTGGAAGTTTCCGGCGTGACCAGGGCCTGGGTGTACCCCCTGCAACTGGGGCCGGGCACGGTGACGGTGCTGTTCGTCTGCGACGATGATGAGGAAATTATCCCCACGCCGGCAAAAGTTGCCGAGGTGCAGGCATACATTGATGCACGTCGACCTGTGACTGCGGAGGTTTTCGTCGCGGCGCCAATTGATGATCCTCTCAATATGTCGATCAAGCTTTCGCCAAACACCGTGGCCACCCAGGCGGCGGTACGCGCCGAACTGGCAGACCTGATTGTTCGGGACTCGCAGCCAGGCGGAACAATTCTCATAAGTCGCTTGCGCGAGGCGGTCTCGCTGGCTGCTGGTGAGGCGGATAACGCGATTGTTTCGCCGACAGCGGATGTAACGCGAGCAACCGGGCACATGGCGACCCTTGGAACATTAACCTTCTCCAGCCTGTAGGAGGCTAAATGCCAACAGCTGCCGAATACAGGGAGCAGCTGAAAGCGCTGCTCCCGCCCGGGCAAGCATTCCCGCGCGACCCAGGCACATCGCTTCATGACCTGCTTGATGGCATGTCGCTGGAGTTGGCCCGGGTGGATGGTCGCGGGTCGGCATTACCGCTCGAGGCAAACCCAACAACTACCAACGAGCTGCTCGGTGACTGGGAGCGCGTTGCGGGTCTTCCTGATAAATGCTCAGGCTCGCTCGAAGAGACCATGCAAGGCCGGCGTAACGCGCTGCTCAGCAAGCTTGAAAGCACTGGCGGTCAATCGGTGCAGTACTTCACTGAATTGGCACAGTCCCTGGGATATGCAGTAGCGATTGATGAGTTCAGGCCGTTCCGTGTCGGCTCATCGGTTGCTGGTGATGCGCTGACGAACGGGCTTTGGGCCTTCGCTTGGTACATCCAAGCGCCGGAAGCAAGCCCTGTTGATTTCCGGGTAGGTCAGTCAGCCGTCGGCGAGCCACTGAGGGCCTGGGGTAACGACACGCTCGAATGCAAGATCACACAGTTGAAGCCCGCGCACACGATTCCGATCTTCGCTTACGGATATTACGACCCGCTGCTGGATGGTGAATTGACCGACCTTCTTGGTCGCTGGAACACGGAGTCCTGGGCCGAAGCCGGGTAACGACTTTCCAATTCCGAATGCCCACCGCTGAGTGGGCTTTTTTTCGTCCGGAGAAATTATGAGTGTCACATCGGATCTTGCTCGACTGTCTTTAACGATTGACAGAGCCAACGAACTGCTGCTGTCCGACAAAATCAAAATAATGGATGTCGGCGGCGGCGTAATGCGTCCGACTAACGCGAAGGCTATCGCTGATTTGGCAACACAAATGTCAGGGGCCTTGATCTACAACAGTGTAGCGCTCGGACTTGCTGGAACTATTCATGGCGGGCACTTCAGCGTCCTCGCCCCCGATGCTGCTGAATACTTGATTTTGTATCGAAATCAAGCGGGGGTGGCCATCGAAGAGAAACGGTACCCTTCAACAATAGCTTTGGACTTGATCAATCGGTTGATGCAGGGGCCATCAACTCTTCCCATTGCAGATGAGGAAGCCGCATTGGCACTGTCGGACGAGGAGGGGGGAGAGTTCTTGTTGATCACCCCCGGGCGCACTCGAACACCATCGGTGGAAGCGGTCAGCGACTCAGCGGATTTTGGTCTCTACGACGCAGAGGGCGGGGCAGTCATTCACGCTGACGCAGAAGGTATGAGCATCGGCCCGCTTATGATCGGCATGACTGCGCTGGACGGCATCTATGTCATCGACCAAGAGGGCAGCATTCTCCAGCACCTGTCCGACCCCGGTCCTGCCCCTGACGTGTTGACGCCGATCACGACTGATCCGCTTGCCGGTGGCGTGTACTTCGCACCGAAGGTGGTCACTGCCCCAGGGGTTCCGCTGCATCTGGACGTAAGCAGCATGATCGCGCCGCGCGGGGCTGACACCGGAGTTCTGGCGTCTATTTCCAGCAGCACCACGTCTGAGTCGCAAAGTTCTACCCGAACACTGAAAGTTCAAGCTGCAAACTTTGGCAGTAGTGGACGGCTTAAACTGCGTGCCCCCCAAAACGCCATGACTCACCATGTTATGGATTTATCATTCGTTGAGATTCCCCTGGGGCCATTCAGTGGTGCGGAACCTAATGTGCTGGCCATTGGTGACAGCATCAGCAATCGACAGGGCGCATACTTCCTTAAAGAGGTATTAGCGAGTTATGGTTATAGCGCTAACTTCATTGGCACCCTGGCCGGCTCCGCGATCCCTGACGGCCCAACTAATATTGATGGCCCTATGGGTGAGTGTCGCGAAGTGTATTCGACGGGTAATTACACTTACGCCGAAGTCAGTAGCATTACGCTGCCTATTGAGCCTGGTATGGAAGCCGACTATCTGGCGATGTCAAAAACGCCGAAGCGAAACCACAACCCGTTTATTCGGGCGGCCATCGCTGAGGATGACCCGGCCATTATTCGTAATGGCTACGTGCTGGACTTCGCCTATTATCAATCGCGTTTCGCTTTGCCTACACCCGATATCATTGTTTACGCGTTGGGCATGAACGAATTTCTGCAGGCCAGCACCGGCGCCGACTTGTTCAACTACGTGCTTGATAATGAAAAGCTGATGATGCAGCGAATTCGCGCCGCCTGGCCAAACGTCAAGATCCTGCGTTGTTTGCCGGGCTTGCCTTATCACAGCACCCGAAACCCGCAATGGACTGAGCGTTATATCCCGATGATCCGGGGGATCATGTCCAACCTGAATACCCTGGGGGACTCGCGCAATATCCTTGTGCCTTCTTGGACATTCACTAATCCAGAGACCGGTTATGCAACCGGTAATCATGTGGTCGACCCCATCACTGGCATTGCAACCGCCGAGATCACCGACATGACCCACCCGGTGGGGGCGAATCGTCGTGCTCTATTCCAAGGCATCGCTCCTTACATTGCTGCCGCCACACTCAACTTGATTTAAGGAAAATACAATGGGACTTACACTGACCTCTCCTGGATCTTTGGGGCCTTGGTATACAAAGATTATTCCGCCCGTCACGCGGGCGCTGGAAGGATGGTTTTGTTTTGATACGGCGATGGAGCGCATAGGCTTTAACCGGGCACACGGGAAGGCCGATGCCAAGATTGTGGGTGCGCCCGTGGTCGCCGCGAACAGCGTGCGGTTCAAAGGCGGGGAAAACTTCCTTGAGACGGTGATTCAGGAAACCGAGAAGTTCACCTACATCGTTGTGGGCAAGACGACTGGGCCACTCGGCGGCACGGGAACCGCCACATCGGCCCCCTACATCGGCAACTATGGCGGGGTGCCCATTGGCGCGTACCCCTCGTCAGGCAGCCTGCTGTATCACCTGACCGATACGTCGCTCACCGCCTTGGCGTGGCGCGTCAACGCGGAAGGCACGGCCCCAACATCGTCCACGGCCACCTTGACGGATACCCCGACGGCCTGGGCGCTCCGGGTGATGGTGAGTAACGGCGCCCTGGGCACCAAGGTGACCAACCACACCACCGGCATGACAGCCAATCAGCCGTTGGCGACCCCGCGACTGTTGAGTTCGTCGCCTTTGCGTATCGGCGCAGTGTACGGAACCAACATGCGCGGCGAGACCGATATCAGTTTTGTCGCGGCTTACTCTGACGCGCTGACCGATGCCGAGATCGCCAAGCTGCTGCCAGTGATCCGCAAACGAATGCTTCGTCTCGGCATCGTCGTCTGATTCTGAAACCGCGTAGTCCCTAGCCGCCTTGAGCGGTTTTTTTGTGCCCGAAGTTTGTGTTCACGCGGGCACCTTCAATTTCTAAGACCTGGGCAATACCTGCTTCAGGTGCTTTCAAACCCACGGGGTATTCACATGCATCGGATCGACGGCCCAGGCGGCACGGTAGATGGACTGTTCACCGAAGGTAACCCGGCTGCGGGCGTGCCGGCGACAGTGGTCACGGCCGCTTGGATGAATGACGTTCAGGAGGAGCTGCTCACTGTCCTGTCTGCTGGCGGCGTAGCTCCGGTCAAGGGCGTTCAGGATCAGCTCTTGAGAGCCATCCGGACAATGTCCACCGGCGCTGTAGGAACCGCAACCAATCTGAAAATGACCGTTGCCACTGCATCGGCGAGTGCGACCGTCACGGCAGATCAGGTCGTTGTCGGAGCCGGTCTGGGCGGGCAGGCCTATCGCCTGTCGTCTTACAGCAAGACCATCAACCTGGCCACGACTGGCCCAGGCGGGATGGACGCTGGCACCGCGCCGGCCAACGGGTTTGTTGCGCTCTATGCGATCTACAACCCTGTCACTGGTGCGAGTAGCATTCTTGCAACGAATGCTACTTCTGCAATAATGCCTCCGGTATACGGGGCCGCGCCATACCCCGCGGGTTATACCGCGTCCGCATTGTTGGCAGTTGTCCCGACTAATGCGAGCCTTCAGTTCAAAACCTTTGTTGTAAAAGATAGAACGGTATATACAGTTCTCAATACAGCATCTGCTGGTACTTCTAACGTATCGTTGGCACCAATCTCCCTTGCTTCTTGTGTTCCTCCGAACGCGAAAGAGGTTTTTGGTGAGATGCAGCTTGCAATTAGCTCAGCTGCCAGCATAACAATGACCATTGTTGCAGACTCTACATTGGTAGGGCAGCAGAATATCTCATGTGTTTCTGGTTCTGCTGGCGGCGGCGTTACTGTGAATTATGCAAACGTCGTATTGACTGTGCCGCAGACTATTAGCATGGTCACGAATACATCTGGCGCTGCTCATGCGTGGACTGTGTATGTAACGGGGTATAAAATATGATTTACGTTCAGCTGGATAGCAACGACAAAGTTGTCGCAATGTTTTCGTCTCCTCAGAATCCTGAATATTGGCCCGGCATTATCGAGGTTGACGAGGATGATCCGCGTTATCAGGCATTCTTAAATCCGCCGCGTGATCTTCTCGCCGATCAGTTAGTTACCCTTCAGACCCGAACGCAATTATCTATGGCTCAAAAACTTGCCCTGAGCGATCGGGTCGGCACATTGAACGATGCAATTGAGCTGGAGATTGCTACGCCCGCCGAAGAGGCAGAACTTGTCACCCGATCATTGCAGTTGAAAATGTGGAAAACATATGGCGTTTTGCTTGGCCGCGTTACGAACCAAGAAGGCTGGCCCGCGCTTGTTGAGTGGCCACTACAGCCAGCTGAAGGGATTGACCTAACTAACTCGGAATTCGTACCGAACTAAGTTTTGGAAGAGGACGTACGGCAGACTCGCTATCGAGATTATTCTGGAGGAAAGAATGCTGATCACACCCCAAAAATTACTGCAGATCCTCCCAAGCGCCGGCCAACAAGCCGGCGTTTTTGCATCTGCGCTAAATCTGGCCATGGAGCGATTCCAGATCAACACCCGCTTTCGCATGGCGGCGTTCATCGCACAGGTTGGTCATGAGTCCGGCCAATTCCGGTACGTGAAAGAGTTGGGCGGCGACCAGTACCTGAGCAAGTACGACACCGGCACGCTGGCCAAGCGCCTGGGGAATACGCCGGAAGCGGACGGTGACGGCCAGAAGTACCGAGGGCGCGGGCTGATACAGATCACAGGGCATCACAACTACCTGGCCTGCAGCAAGGCGCTATTCGGAGACGATCGTTTGCTACGTACGCCTGAACTGCTCGAACAGGCCGAGTGGGCAGCGAAGTCGGCAGCGTGGTTCTGGAGTTCACGGAACTTGAATGCACTGGCTGATTCTGGATCCTTCGAGATGATCACCCGGCGCATCAACGGTGGTTTGAACGGTCTGGCCGAGCGCCTTACCTTCTACAACAACGCGCTGAAGGTGCTGGCATGACTTTAATCTGGCTGCGGATCCTTCCTTACGTAGCTGCAGTGCTGCTGGTGGCCGGCGCGTTGTTTTGCGCCTACCACCAAGGCGTGACTGTCACGAACGGAACCTGGCAATCAGCGTGGAATGATCGCAATACCCAAGACGCCAAGGCCAAGGCTCAGAACGAAACTCGCGAGCGGGTCAAAGAACAGGCCTATCAACAGTCAATTAACAAGGCGGTCCAAGATGGCCAACGAATCATCGATCAAGCAACGGCTGATGCTTCCGCTGCTCGTGCTTCTGCTGACAGCTTGCGCGGAGCAGCCGACAACCTTGCCCGTCGACTCGCAGTCAGTGAAGCCAGCGGCAATTCCTGCACTGCCGCCGCAAGCAAGGCAGCTGCCCGCGCCGCAATGGTGCTTGCCGACGTGCTCAAGCGCGCTGACCAACGAGCGAGTGATCTGGCTGCAGTTGCTGACCAAGCCGGAGCCAGGGGGATGACCTGCCAGAAACTATATGATGAGTTAGCGAAATGACGGATAAAGAAAAGGCCCGCTAAACGGGCCTCTACGCTCTAAGCTATAGCCATTTTGCGTGGTGCTTTCCAAAGCCTGCGCAGGTAGTCGCGATATGGTCGTTCAATTACGTAATAGCTGATTGTGGCTGTTAGCAGTGCTGCCGCCACCTTTTCGGTCAGGGTCAAACCAACGAAATGCTGAGGCAATACAGCGTTCAACATGAAGTGCGTCAGATACAGCGAGTAGGAAATATCGCCGAGGAAGACGGAAACTCTGTTACCGAAGATCAGGCGCCCAATTCCTGCGTTTCGCAGGAGGCCAGCAATGAGAAACAGCGCACCGCACATCATTAGCCATGGCTGGAAGGGCACAGAACAGGCGTAGGCCAAGATGGCCAGGCCAATAAACATCATCAAATCACACGTCCAAACGGGCCATGTCACCGAGTCTTGCACGATACGGTAGAGTGCAACACCTGCTACAAAAACACCGGTGAATTGCACCAAATAGTTTCCGTAATATAGGACCACACCATTTGTCTCAAAGCCCAAAAGCCACAAAATATTAATGTAGGGAGCGTCCCGTAATATATAAATGGCCAAAAGAATTGCGACAAATGATGCCGCTTTTGGAAGTCGATAAAGTACAAGCACTACCAGCGGAAACCAAATATAGGCGAACATCTCGACGCTGATCGTCCATGACACAGCGTTCCATGAAAAGTCGTTTACAAAGCCCCAAGCATGGATCAGAAACAAATTGAGTATAAATGTGTCTTCGGTATCGTTCGGTGTTGCGAGGGGATATCCCATCTTCATAATCAAGAAGAACGCAATTAACGTTGCAAAATGCAGAGGGTAAATCCTGACAATTCGCTTGTAGAAGTATTCTGCGAATTGAAGCCCCTCCACCTTTTCCCGGAATGCTGGGTACACGTGAGCCATTACGAAACCGCTCAACACCAGAAACACGATTACACCGGAAAACCCGTAAAAGGTTACTTTGTCGAAAAGGTTTTGCTCGGTGTGCCCCGCCACCCAGGTGTAGTGCATCAGGACAACCCATAAGGCGGCAAAGCCGCGCACGCCAGTGAGTGCGGGTACATTGGTAGGCATTGTATATCCCTATTTTACGGGGTGGCGTGGCATCGGTGGAGCCTCAAGCCAACATTCCAAATTGGCGCGAATCGTATACCTGAAGCGGCTTTATATCCAGCCTCGATACATTGAAAATCTTCAAAAGTTCCAAATGCAAGGCGGTAAATTTTCCGATCAGTGGCGCCGGACGTAAGGCAGGGGGGATTGGCTGCTACCAATTCTCATCGCAGCTTGTCGCTTTGGTGGTCTCGGACCACCATTTGGCTACGAATTTCAGCCAGGTGCGGTATGGCGGGTTGAAGGTGTCGCCTTGACACCTTCACTTCAAACGTCCTACGCGTTTTGCGCGACTCTGCTCTTGGTCCGGCTCCGCTTGATCCACGTCATTGAAGGCTTCTCAATAAAGACATGTATAAGAAGTGATGCCAAGTACGCGCAACCTGTAGCTGTTGCGATCGAGGCATATGGGCCGAATCCGTGGTCAACTAACACATACATAATGGCGTAGCCAAACAATGCGTGAACTACATAAAGTGGGTAGCTAATGTCGGAAAAGTGAGAGAGCACCTTGTTTTCTTTGATGCTATTTCGAAGCAGGAAGCAGATGTAAAAAACTACCATTGCAAGAATATAGCCGATTATCCACTGTGTAATGTAGGTCGCGGGTTCGGCTACTCCCAGCCAAAGCCCTAGAATTAATGCAACTATAGTAGTCTGCAGGGCCCAAAATTCCTTTGTGGTTATTTTTCTATTCAGTAGCGAATAGTAGGCTGTCCCTAGCAGAAGTAATAATCCTGCGGCAACCTGAACGCCCATGAGGTAGCCTTGGGTCTTGAGTGTTAAGGCCGAGGCGGCCGCTATAGCCAATGCTGTCGCTATGTATTTTTTTATGTTGAAATCTAATACTTTTGTTCCAAATACGCACATTACCAAGTAGAAGTAAATTTCTACTTCTAGTGTCCAACTTATTCCGTCAATACGATCTACTCCCAGCGGAGCTCGCGTAATTACGCCAAAGTGCGCAAGCATGTCTCCGATGTAAAACATGAAAGGCCTGTCTGTGTAGTACGATAGGCAATATAGGGAAAGCATTACAACGCAAAATCCAGCTATGTAAACTGGGTAAATGCGTATGGCGCGCCGATATAAGAAGCCAAGCTTGGTATCACTTCTCAGTGAAAATGGAATCACAAGTCCACTTACGATAAAAAACACGCCTACTCCGAACTGCCCAAAAACTATGCAGTACTCAGATAAGACAGATAGTGGAAATTCTAAGCTAGGAAAGTTCTCTAGCTTAGGCACTTTCATTAGGTCGGAGATTGCAGGATGCATTACCCAGAAAATCCCAATGTAGTGGGATACCAGCACGGCTATCGCGCCAACACCTCGAAGGATGTTGGCAAAAACAATTCTTTCGGTCGTCATGTACATTTCCGACATGGGAGAAGATCGGCGGCAAGATTACCATTTGCCGCTTGATCGGTCGCGGGTTCGGATGGATGAAGGGATTCTGACGATCGTCTACCACGCTTTCTTTCAAGGGGCTACCTGATCGCCCGCTTGCAACTCGCGAATTAACCTTTCTTTTTGATCCAGGACCCGCGTCAGGCTGTGGATCCGTGAAAGCTGGTCGGTGGTTTCCGCCTCCAGGTTCGCCATCCATGCCCGCTTCTTTTGGAGTTCCCCCGAAAGCTGGTCGTTCATTTCGACCAAGGTGGAAATATTCTCCTTCGCCGCGTGAAGCTGCCGCCTCAGTTCTTCGATGTCCTCCTCGAGCATGCTTGCGTAATGCTTGACGGTTTCCAGCCTGGTCGGGCTGCCGAGCCATCCACTGGTGTCTTCGATTTCGTAGGGGTCCACGGTCGCGCCTTACAAGTACTGTGTGGATATACAGTAATTGAGTTGAGACCTTCTGGCGAATGCTGGCGACGGAATGCCAAGCTCATCACTCCGGGGTCATCATTACCGCGAGCGTCATTTTGATGAATTCCTCATTCTTGTCGATGGTGTCCAGTGCGCCGCGGACGTTATCGGCAACGTCGGAAGCGCCATGTTGTTCGACCCAATTGGACAGTTCCATGATGGCGGCTTCCAGGGCGAGCTGGTTTTCGTTGATTTTGAAAAGCAGGGAAGGGAGTAGGTCAGAATTTGGCATCGCGAAATCTCCGTGAAAATTTCAGCGTAGCAGCCTCTTGAAAAAGCGACGAGCGGTAGGCAGGGGCGCCTGAGAAGGGAGTGAAGCTTGTACCAATTTTTGTACCAACGACCGTGTAAATCAGGTCAATTCCGGGTATGCCAGAGTAGGCAAGTGCCCGGATTCATTGACTATTGTTACTTTGCCTTACCCCTTGAGAATCGCGGTGTAATTCTGTTCCAGGGACATGAAACTACCTGTGGGATTTTACGCAAAGGGCAAGGGTACGGTGACGGACACGACGCTGCAAGCTCGAAGCATGAGGATTACTCGTCGCGGCCTTCCATCATGGTTCGTTTGAGCATCACATAAACAGCACCTGCACCGCCATGCTTGGGCTGGCACGAGGTGAAGCCGAGTACCTGTGGATGCTGGCGCAACCAGGTGTTGACGTGGCTTTTTATCATCGGCCGCTTGCCGTCCAGGCGCACGGCCTTGCCGTGGGTGACGCGTACGCAGCGGATTTCGAATCTGGTCGCTTCAGCCAGGAATGCCCAGAGGGTCTCCCGGGCCTTTTCCACGCTCATGCCGTGCAGGTCGAGGCTGCCTTCGAAGGGAATCTGCCCGATCTTGAGCTTGCGTATCTGGCTTTCCTGCACGCCGTCGCGCGCCCACATCAGCTCGTCTTCGGGGCCGACGTCGATGACGAACTGATCGGACAGGCCGTCAACGGTGGTGGCATCGGTGCGCACGGTGGCCGCCTGGCGCAACTTGGCGATGTGCGCGCGGTCAGCCTTGGGTTTGCCGGTTTCGGCGCGATCGTGCTTGATCGGCTTGACGCCTTGGATCGCACTTTTGAACAGGGAAAAATCGTCGTCTTGCATGT